GGATAAGGTTATTCCCGATCCAGCTGCCAAAGCCGAAGCACAAGCCAAGTTGGTAGAGCTACAACAACAAGGAAGGTTAGCAGAGTTAGCAGCAGATACTGCAGAAGCTCAAGAATTGACCAAGCGACAAGAAGCAGATATGTCATCAGATAGTTGGCTATCAAAAAATATTCGTCCAATGACATTAATTGCAATCCTTGTAGGTTATTTTGTGTTTGCCATGATGTCGGCATTTGACTTAGATACTAACAAAACTTACGTTGAATTGCTAGGTCAATGGGGTATGCTCATAATGTCATTCTATTTTGGCGGTCGTACCCTTGAAAAAATCATGGATATGAAGAGTAAAGAAAAATGAACTCTAAAGAACATATTATGATTATTGCCGCATGGTCTTTGGTGGCTATTGTGGTAGCTATGCTTTTAATGTTTGGCTATGCTGTGCTTGACCCTAACTTTGATACTGATAAAGTATTTCAAATTATTGGTCCAGCATTTCAAACTATTGTTGGTGGATTTATAGGATTAATTACAGGAATTAAGATAGGCTCTGACGATGGTAAATAGCACTCAATTACAAGCATTGGGAATTGATCCAAAATGGGAAATCCCGCTTAACCAAACTTTTGTTAAATACGATATTAATAACAATAAAAGGCAAGCTGCTTTTATAGGTCAATGCGCCCATGAATCTGGCAACTTTAAAACGCTAGAAGAGAACTTACATTACAAGGCAGAGTCCTTAATGAGGGTATGGCCAAGCCGTTTTCCAGATTTAGATACGGCCAACAAGTTTGCTAACAATCCAGAAAAAATAGCCAATAAGGTTTATTCTGGACGCATGGGCAATACCGAAGATGGGGATGGATGGAAGTATCACGGCAGGGGATTGATTCAACTTACTGGCAAAGAAAATTATGAACGGTGCGGATCTAGTATTGGGGTAGATCTTGTTGGCAATCCTAATCTACTGCTTGATCCTCAATATGCGGCTCTAAGCGCTGGTTGGTTTTGGAATAAACACGGTTTAAACGAATTGGCAGATGCCCAGGAACATGGGATAATTACTAAACGAATCAATGGTGGAACCCTTGGTTTGGATGACCGCATTCAAAAAACTACTAAAGCATTATCAGTATTAGGGTAAACCATGCCATTACAAAAACTACAATTTCGTCCAGGTTTAAACCGTGAGGGTACAGACTACTCTAACGAAGGTGGTTTTTACGATGGCGATAAAATTCGTTTTCGTTCTGGATTTCCAGAAAAAATTGGTGGCTGGCTTCAATTAAATAACACCACTTTTATTGGTACTTGTCGTGCTTTATGGAACTGGGTAACGCTTGCTGGTTCTAATTTATTAGGCATTGGAACCAACAAAAAATATTACATTGAAAGTGGCGGCACATTTAATGACATTACCCCGTTAATTTATACATCCAGCAATTTAGGAACAACGCTTGGCCCATTTACTGCCATTACTGTTGCCCCATATTCCAGCACAATTACTGTAACAGACTCTTCTTACAATCCTAGCGTAGGTGATTACATTACTATTTCTGGGGCTACTAGCCTTGGAGGAAACATTACTGCTGCGGTTTTAAACCAAGAATATGTAGTAGCTACTGTGCCAAGCACACTAACTTATACTTTTGTGGCAAAAAACCCCAGTACAGGAGCAGCCGTTACTTCTAATGCTTCTGATACAGCAAAAGGTGGAGCAGCGGTAAAAGTTGAATATCAATACCCAATTGGTTTAGATGTTTACTCCCAGGGTACTGGTTGGGGTGCTGGCAGTTGGCCCACTTACAATTCAACATCTTTAACAAATCCATTTACAGCTACAAGTACAGCAATTCAAATTCTTACGGTAACTCAAACTAGTCATGGTTTGACTACAGGAAACTATGTTTATTTTGCCAGCATAGCTTCCAATCCTTGCGGTATTACTAAAGCTATTTTGCAAAAAGCATTTCCCGTTACTGTAACTGGAGCCAATGCTTACACTATAGATATTAGTCCCATAACAAGCCAAACAACTTCTTCTACAGCAGCTTCTGGTGGAACGGTAGTTGTTTATACACCTGCACCACCATTACGGGCTTGGAATACAGCATCTACATTTACTGTTGGTCAACAACTTCGCCTTTGGACTAATGATAACTTTGGTCAAAATTTATTTATTGCTCCTCGTAGCGGTGCTATTTATTATTGGTTAGCTGCATCGGGAATAGGAACTAGGGCGCAACCTTTATCAACTTTATCTACCAATGCTGGATACTCTGGAACCTATGTTCCAACTACTACCTATCAAGTTTTGTCTTCAGCCATTCAAAAGTTTGTGATTGCAATGGGCGCTAATCCCTATACCTCTGGCACTCCTGGCACTACATTTAATCCAATGTTAGTTCGCTGGTCTGACCAGCTAAATGAATATCAATGGGTTCCAGCCGTTACCAATCAATCTGGTGAATTTACCCTGACCAATGGTTCATACATTATGGGTGCTAGGGCAACCCGTCAAGAAATTTTGATTTGGACAGACTCTTGCTTATATTCTATGCAATACCTTGGAGCGCCATATGTTTGGGGCTTTAATATCCTGATGGATAACATATCTGTTATGTCTCCAAACTCTATGATTACAGCCAATAACATAACGTATTGGATGGGAACAGATAAATTCTATATGTACTCAGGACGGGTAGAAACCCTACCTTGTTCGTTGCGTCAATTTGTATTTAACGATATTAATCAAACACAAGCCTACCAAGTATTTGCTGGTTTAAACGAAGGCTTTAATGAAGTTTGGTGGTTCTATTGTTCTGGAACATCAACCCAAATTGACAAGTATGTTATTTACAATTACTTAGATCGAGTATGGTATTACGGCACTATGGCTCGTTCCGCTTGGTTAGATTCTGGTATTCGCCAGTATCCTATTGCCGCTGATTACAATAATCGCATTTTGTACCACGAAAATGGGGTAGATGATAATGCTACGCAAACTACAACAGCTATTGATGCATATGTTCAGTCTTCTGATTTTGATATTGGGGATGGTCATAATTTTGGCTTCGTTTGGCGCATTCTTCCTGACGTTAACTTTAATGGTTCTAATATCAACAATCCTTCCGTTACCATGACTATTAAACCTAGGGTTAACTCTGGCACTCCTTATGGCATAGCTGCTAACCCCGCTGTTACTAGCAATAATGATTATGGTGCAGCTTCCGCCTACAACATCCAAGAGTTTACTGGCCAGGTCTATACCCGTTTACGGGGCAGACAGTTAGCCTTTAGGATTGAATCCACAGGTATTGGTGTTAACTGGCAGTTAGGTAGCCCTCGTATCGACATTAGACCTGATGGCAGAAGATGACCTATAACGGCACACTACGTCCTTCTAAGGCTCCCAACTTACCAATTGGACCTACTGAATATGACCAGCGTTACATGGATCAGCTTACCAACGCTTTGCGCCTTTACTTTGCCCAAGTAGATAACTTTGGTACTGGACTAATAGCTGGTACAGGCGGTGGTTCATTATCTTTTCCATATGGCGCTTTTTCAAGTGGCGTAACTCAAACAGCGGCATCTAATACTGCTACAGCGTTAACTTTTGATACAAATGACTTTACCAATGGGTTTTCAATTATTAGTAGTTCTAGAATAACGCCTACTTATACAGGTTTGTATAACCTTCAATTTAGCGTTCAACTTCAAAACTTAGCAAATTCTACAGAAGACGTATTTATTTGGCTTAGACAATACACAGCAAAAACAGCCACTTTAGCCAACATTACAGGTTCTACAGGTCTTATTGGGATGACGCCTAGAAAATCGGCAGGAAACCCTTCTCATGGTATTTTTGGTTGGAATTACTTTCTTTCTATGGCAGTTGGGGATTATTTGGAAATTATGTGGTCCACCACAGACGGAACCAACGTAACCATCCCGTTTTATGCCGCCAGCGGTAGTCCTACAAAACCATCTACCCAATCAGTAGTTGCAACAATGACCTTTGTATCAGCCCAATATTGATGGTAAAATCAA